TAACCAAAAATATTGTTCAGATGAATGCTGCCGTGTTGCAACAAACAGACGTATTATGGAAAAGTATTATGAGAAAAAGGCTATTCGAAACGGGGCTAAAAGAATATGCAAGAAATGTAACACTAGATTGAGTAGATATAATGAATCAGAAGTATGCGCTGGATGTCAAAAGAAAATAGACATTACACAAAAAGCTAAACTATTAAGGATGATAGATGAAGTTGGGTGAACTGATTAAAACTAAAGCGCATAGAGTTCTTGGTATAGATGCCTCTACTAATTCTGTTGCATTTTGCTTAATGGAAAACGATAAGCCATTAAAGTGGGGTAAGATCGAATTTGAAGGTTCTGATATATATGAAAAGATTCATGACGCTAAAGTTAAAATGCATGCTATGCTACCAGAACTTAAATCAGATTACATCGTAGTTGAAGGTGCGGTATTTGTTAAATCACCAGATGCTGTAATTAAATTGTCTTATGTTTATGGAGTCATCATTGCAGAGCTTATGTCTACTGGTGCTAAGGTTATGACTATATCCCCAACATCTTGGCAAGCATATATAGGAAACAAGAACCCAACCAAGATGGAAAAAGACAAGCTTAAATTTGAAAACCCAGGACATGCTGAATCTTGGTATAAAGCAAAAATGCGGGAAATAAGAAAGCAAAGAACTGTAGATTATTTTAATAAGAAATATAGTTTAGAATTAGATGACTTTGATGTGGCAGATGCATTCGGCATTGCTCATTATTCAAACACAGTGTTGACGGAGAGATAATGATTATTCAAATAATTGGTTTACCAGGTTCTGGCAAAACCGAATTAGCAAAAGCATTAAAAGAAAGAATAAATGCTATACATTTGAATGCAGATGAAGTTCGTGCAACTGTAAATTCAGATTTAGGTTTTTCTCCTGAAGATAGAATTGAGCAGGCACGTCGTATGGGTGAAATGGCTCGCTTAATTGCTAAACAGGGAGTCGCCCCAGTGGTAGTAGATTTTATTTGTCCTACAGAATTAACTCGTGCAGCTTTTGGTAAGCCAGATGTATTGATATGGATGGATACAATTTCAGAAGGTAGATTTGAAGACACTAATAAAATATGGGAAGATCCAGAAGCCACATATCTTTCTTTTATTGATCATCAGTTAAACCCAGAAGAAAAAGCTTCTGTTGTAATAAAGACATTTAAATTACACGACTGGTCAGAACCAACGACATTGATGCTCGGTAGATATCAGCCTTGGCATGAAGGACATCATGCTCTATATAAAGAGGCAGGTAAAAGAACAGATCAGGTTCTTTTAGGAATTCGAAATACATATAATACAAGCGATAAAGATCCACTTAAATTTAATGAGGTAAAAGAGTATATTGCTAAAGATGAATTAATGGATGGTGCAATGGTATTAAGATTGCCAAACATAACCAATATTGTATATGGTCGTGATGTAGGATATAAGATTGAGCAGGTGACACTTGATGCTAAAACAGAAGCTATATCGGCTACTCAAAAGCGCAAAGAAATTGGTATATAAGATTATGGCAAATGATAAAATGGAATGGCCATCATGAATGTAAGTAAGTCTAGATCTGCATTAAAAGCAATTACATGGAGAATAATTGGCACAGTTGATACCTTTCTTATATCTTTACTTATAACAAAGAAGCCTTTTATAGCTGCCAGCATAGCAAGCTTTGAAGTAATAACTAAAACAATTTTATACTATTTTCATGAGCGTGGATGGAATAAAATACAGTGGGGTAGAAATGAAACTATATAAAAGCAAAGATTGGCTGTATCGACGATATGTCGTTCAAAAAAAGACTATGGAAGAAATTGCAAAAGAATGTAATGTGACGGTAATGACAATTTATCGTTCTTTAAAAGAAAATGGGCTAATAAAATGAGCGTTATCTATACTGGAGGCACCTTTGACCTATTCCATTCTGGTCATGTTAACCTTTTAAAAAGATGTAAAGAACTGTCTGGAGACTGGGGCAGCGTAGTAGTTTCATTAAACACGGATGAATTCATTCAGCAGTATAAAGGAAAGCCACCAATTTGTAGCACAGAAGAAAGAATGTCTGTTCTTGAATCATGCAGATATGTGGACCAAGTAGTTTTAAATGTTGGAGGGGCAGATTCTAAAATAGCAATAGAAATTGTTAAGCCAGACTATATAGTAATAGGATCTGATTGGGCAAAAAAAGATTACTATTCTCAAATGGGTTTTACTCAAGATTGGTTAGATGAACGTGGAATTGGATTAGTTTATGTCCCATATACTAAAACAATATCTACTACAAACATTAAAGGAAGAATGTAATGAATTTCTTTTCATATATCGTTTGCTGGGACGAAGTATATAACAATGTTCTTAACATAGAAAACGATTTTACTAGCCTAAATGTACCGCATAAAGTAATCAACTCTGGCTCCAGACTTCATGACAACTGGATGAATGTAGGAGATATAAGATACTATAGGCAACTTCATAAGGCAGTAAAAGATTTTGATAGATCGTATGAATATATGTTTTGGCTTGCTGGCGATGTGAGCTATAACAATTGGTCAGATTTTATAGACAGAGCAAATGAAAGTGTTTCTTTATACAATGTCTTTGCCTATGCTCCACATTTAACAAGTGAGCCTTGGCATGAAGGATCATCAAAAATAATTAATTTAACTTTGGACAACAAGATGTTGCTATCTATACAAACAGATGGAATAGCTGTAATACTGCATAAAGATATTGTAGATATGCTAGAGAAATATTTAGATTTTGTGGCAGATAAAACAGATATAACTCAGCTAACAAGCGGGTGGGGTATGGATATGATATGGTCAGCATATTCTATATATATGAACAAATTAGTTTTAAGAGACAATATGCATATATTAAATCATCCTGCTGGAAGTAGTTATGGTCATGACCGTGCCTCTAAAGAATTAAAAATAATTTTAGATCTGTTTTATGAATTTTGTGATGATAATAAAATAGATTCAATTAAGATCAGGAATATTCATGAAAAGATTTATGGAAGAATGCAACGAAGGGAAGACTGCTTGCATGTAGATTCCTTTTATTCTACCAGCCCAGAAATATTAAAAAATACATACCCAATCAATTATCACATAATTCATATAGATGATACTAGGCTTTCAAACAGGAAATCTTTGCAAGAAGTATTGAACGGGGAAAAAATAGATATCCCATGCCTTAATGCTAAAAAAGACGGAGAGATAGACTTATTCAAACAAAATAATCCAGAATTTAAATTTGCTTGGGATGGTTTTAAATTAGGAGAGATAGGTAATTTTGGAAGTCATTATCTTGCTTGGAAACATTTAAGGCAAAGCAACTTAAATGAATTAATTGTATTTGAAGATGACGCATTAATTGATTATACATTTCACCAAAAATTTCAGACATCAATGAATCTATTGCCAAAAGATTACGATATATTTAGCATTTATGTAGACAAGAATCAGCATCCAAGGTTTGACGAATCTCAAAGAATTAGCTATCATATAGCAAAGGGTTATCAGGATTGGTCTACCTTGTGTTATGTAATTTCAAAGCGTGGAGCAGAAAAACTCTGCAAATATGTAGAAGAGATAGGATTTGATCATCCAACAGATTGGTTTATTTTTAGGAAAGGGCATCAGGGTATATTTAATGTTTATACCCTCCCACCATATATTGAGAATCCACTCAGTATAGATTCAAGATATGAATCACAAGTTCAATAGGAGCGGATATGTTAGAACCAGTATTTCCAGATTCACCTCAATTTAAATGTGAAGACTTGTATCTACTTACAGTAGGCACAGAGGCAGGCAAAGAAATTCTAGAAACCTGTCATGAAATTGCACATATGTTGGTCAAGAAGAATATTGCCTATGGTAATTCAGCTTTAGACCCTGTGCGTATATTTTCAAAGGCGGGACCAAGAGAACAGCTTCATGTCCGTATTGATGATAAATTAAATAGACTAATGAAGGGCACAGATTATCCAGGAGATAACGATATTGACGATCTTATTGGATATCTAGTACTATTAAAGATTGCCAAGCAAAAATCTAGTTGATTTTTTAGTCAACTAAGATTATAATGTATATATATGGACATTGAATTAGCTGATCATTTTGATCGCATGAACAAGGTGGTTGAGGAGTTACTTAAAGGTAATAACCCTACCCAGATTGCTACCGTCACGGGCTTTAAACGTGCAGAAGTATTAGGATACATAGATGAGTGGAAGCAGGTCGTTAGAAGCGATTCTGGAGCTCGTGACAGGGCAAAAGAAGCCATCTCTGGAGCAGACCAGCATTACGCTATGCTCATTAAAGAAGCTTGGAAAACTGTAGAAGATGCAGATCAGGCTGGACAGCTAAATGTTAAAGCCACTGCCCTAAAACTTATTGCAGATATTGAAGGCAAAAGAATTGGAATGCTACAAGAGGTTGGCCTGCTTGATAATGCTGAGCTGGCGACGCAAATGGCAGAAACTGAGCGGAAGCAAGAAGTGCTGGTTAAGATTCTTAAAGAAGTAACTGCAACCTGTCCTAAATGTAAAATGGAAGTTGCAAAGCGATTGTCGCAAATAACTGGAGTTGTTGAGCCAGTTGTAATTGATGCAGAGGAAGCTAGTGGATCTTAACTTTAATGATCTCATTGATATCCTAGATGGAGAGGAGTTTGATGAAAGACCAGTCGATCTTAGAACATTCGTTACAAGCCAAGACTATCTCGGACTACCCCATCTTTCGGAGTACCAATATACGCTCATTGAAAAAAGCTCACAAATCTATAAAGAATCCACTCTTATTAAATTATTTGGAGAAGAAGAAGGTAGACGTCGTTATAAGCAAACATGTAACGAAGTCATTGCACAATTAGGCAAGGGTAGTGGTAAAGACTATTGCTCAACCATATCAGTAGCATACATAGTTTATTTACTATTATGTCTTAAAGATCCTGCTACATACTATGGAAAACCACCTGGGGACTCAATAGATATTCTTAATATTGCTATCAACGCACAGCAAGCTAATAATGTTTTCTTTAAAGGATTTAAAACACGTATTGATAGAAGCCCATGGTTCATAGGCAAATATGAGGCCAAGGCCTCAGAGATGAAATTTAATAAAGCTATTACCGTACACTCAGGACACTCAGAGCGTGAAGCCTGGGAAGGATATAACGTAATTCTAGTAGTATTGGATGAAATTTCAGGTTTTGCCACAGAGAATACAACAGGCCATGATCAAGCTAAAACAGCAGACGCTATTTACGACATGTATCGTGCTTCAGTTGTATCCCGTTTCCCAGATTTTGGTAAAGTG